GTAAATCCTTGGGCAAATGCTGTTGCATCCACCCTACATGTGACTCCTAAAAATGCTACTATGACAGAAGCACAAGTGGTTTCGCGTGTTACTAAGAATTTATTTCATGCCAAATTCGTTGAGAATGGCTTTCAGCAATCTTGCGATATCTTAGCTGTAGGAGGTACTCTGTATCTCATGCCACTACACATTTTTGAAAATCGTAAAGATATGAAGGTTCTTGTCACCAAAGGAGATCCTCTCAACCTGAACTCTACTTTCAGGGGATATGTTAGTGTCAATTCCATGGTTCCAATCCCTGGAAAAGATGCTTGCCTAGTCTCTATTGAGTCAGGCGGAATTCATAAGGATATTAAAGATTTATTTCCTAATGAATGTACCGCATCAGGTTCTGCCCATTTGATCTATCGTGATGAAACGGGAGACGTGAGAGATGATTTAGTTCGTGCTAACTACATCAGAAACTCCGAATCTGGAGGACCCGGATACCAATATAATGCACCATACAATACTTTCACTGGTATGTGCATGGCTACTTTAGTGGGCGCATTTGCTCGCCCTACTATCATTGGCATCCATTTACGTGGAGTCACTGGACATTCCAGCGGCAAAGCGTTGCACATTTCGCGTCTTGAACTCAATGAAGCAGTTCACAACGCTCACAAGGAATGGAAGGGTACTTTCCCTTGCCATGTGAACGGTGACTTCCCAGTTACCAAATATGATAAGCAAGTTGTCATCAATCAAGATGTACATCCCAAATCACCCCTTAACTATCTTCCCGTTGGAAGTAACGTTGAGTATGTGGGACAAAACAACCAACGTGCTACTCATACCAAAAGTTCTGTCATTCCTACCCCTATTTCTGATATTGTTGAAGAAGTAACAGGAGTGTCGAACGACTTTGGACCACCCCAATTTCATTCTTGGAAAATGTGGCAAGAGTCTTTAAAACATTCTGCTAATCCTAGTGCTGGTGTTGAGCCTTCACTTGTTGACAAAGCTGTTCAAGATTATTGCAATGGACTAATTGAAGTTCTTCTTAAGGATGAATTTAAGGAAATGGTTTTCAACGAATTGAAACCACTTAATGAAATGCAAACTTTGTGTGGAATTGATGGTAAGAGATTTATTGATGCCATTCCTAAGGGTACTTCCAAAGGCTTTCCTCTTTCAGGACCTAAAAGCGATTGTATTCGTTTGCTAGATCCTGAGGACTATCCCGACCATATGTGTCCCGCTGAGTGCGACGAAGAAATTATGGAAGAGTTTAGGAAAATGGAAAAGTTACTTGCTCGAGGTGAGCGGTGCTATGCTATTTTCAAAGCCTGTGTGAAGGATGAGCCTACTAAGAAAGGCAAGGAGAAAGTACGTGTGTTTCAAGCATGCGAATTTGCTTTCCAATTGCTGATCCGTAAGTATTTCCTTCCTATTGCTCGCATCATGTCATTGTTTCCTTTGGCATCGGAGTGTGCAGTGGGAGTGAACGCTCAAGGTCCTGAGTGGGACCAGCTCGCCAAGCATATGTTGAAATTCGGTTCTGACCGTGTTTTTGCTGGAGATTACAGTAAGTATGACTTAAGGATGCCTGCATCATTAATTCTTGCTGCTTTCAAATGCATGATCAACATTGCTGAGGAGTGTGGAGATTACTCTGCTCCTGAACTTTTCGTTATGAAAGGAGTTGCCACTGAAATTGCATTTGCTTGTGTTTCTTACAATGGTGACATTCTTATCCATCGCGGATCAAATCCATCAGGACAAAATCTTACCGTATACATTAACTGTATTGTCAACTCATTGTTGATGCGCTCTGCGTATTTTCACTTGTGGCCTGCCGAACTCGGCCTCCCAGAACCTTTCCGTAGAAATGGTTCTATGATGACATACGGTGATGATGTATCTGGTTCCGTCCGTAAGGGATATGACTGGTTCAATCATATCTCCTTTGCTCAATTCTTGGCTGAACGTGATATGGTTTTCACGATGCCAGACAAGGAATCTGAACCCACACCTTATATGAATGATAGAGATGTTGACTTTTTGAAGCGCCATAACATTTACAATCCTGATACTGGATTGATTCATGGAGCTTTGCAAGAGGCATCTATTTTCAAATCACTTCACTCTGTTTTGAAGTCTAAGGTTGTGTCTCCCGAAGACCAGAGTGCCATGAACATTGATGGTGCTCTCAGAGAATGGTTTCAGCACGGACGCGATAAGTATGAATTGCGCCGTCAGCAGATGATTCAAGTTGCCGACAAAGCAAACCTCTCCCACATGTGTTCTGAGCTTCAGATCACCTATGACCAACGTCTTGATATGTTCAAGGAGAAGTATGACTGCTAAATTGGTAGCACCGTCCCGCAATGACGTGAAACTTGAGCAAACCCCGGAGCTATTCGTGGTGATAAGTTTAAAATAGCATTCATGTACTGGATTACCGTATGTTAGATAGTTTGTATGTTTGTATACTATATATAGGCTTGCATGTCTCGTGGCAGTCAGTTGACTACCCCTATTTAGGGGAGGCCTCGCCAACCAACCAAATATACTGAGGATGGAACGTAGAGTAGCGTACCCAATCCAATATACTTAAATTACTTACTAGCCAAAATAATTCAAGTGCTGACGGAGGTGCAGCGTATAACATCTCCAAAGTCTCGAAAGAATCGAGCGCCCAGACGACGAACTTCGTCGATGGGGACTCACCGTGGTCATACGACATCGTCGCAAGCCCCGATGAAACAACAAAACTCTCGGGTTTCACTGACGCTCAACTGGGTGATTTCCTCAGTAGGCCGATTAAAATCAAAGAGTATCAATGGACTCCTTCGGCTGCGTTGTCGGTTACGCGTTTCAATCCGTGGACCGAATTTTTCGGCAATGCTGACGTCCTTGATAAGATCAATCGCTATCGTAACTTGCGCTGCAACCTTCGTTTGAAGGTTCTAGTCAACGGTAATAGCTTTTACTATGGTCGTGCTTTGTTATCTTACAATCCTTTTGTTACAGATGATGAGGTAACTGTCAATAGAGCTTTTATCGAACAGGACTTAATGCAAGCTTCCCAAAAGCCACATCTTTTGTTAGATCCAACTTCTTCTCAGGGAGGAGAAATGCTCTTGCCATTTATATGGCCAGAAAATTATTTGGATATTACGAAGGCTGGTTGGCCTGATGAAATGGGAGAAATTGACATTCACGATTTCGATGTTCTTCAACATGCCAATGGGGGCACAGACCCCATTACCGTTACTGTTTTCTGTTGGGCTGAAAACCTTACTCTTTCAGTTCCTACTACTGCATCCGCTCAGGGTGCGGTTGAAGAAGCTGATCTTGATGAGTTTGGATTTCCCAAGCCTTACAGCAAACAGGCCAGTACTAAATCAAAGAAACCGATGAAGCACTCCTCCAACACATCGTCTAACGATGAGTTTTCAAGTGGAGGATTAATCAGCAAACCTGCGTCGGCAATTGCTTCGGCTGCAGATGCTTTATCACAGATTCCAGTACTAGCACCATATGCGAAAGCAACTTCTCTAGTCTCCACACGGATTGGAGATGTTGCCCGCATCTTTGGATATTCTCGCCCTCAGATTCTAGATGAAATTAAACCATTCACTCCGCGTGTTATGGGAAATATGACAAACTCTGACGCTCCTGAGGCCCTTATTAAGTTAACTCTTGATTCTAAAAATGAATTGAGTGTAGATACTAGATTGATGGGTCTCGGAGGTGAAGATGAGTTAACTGTTAATTCTATTGCACAACGATGGTCTTATTTCAGACAATTTGATTGGCCAGAAACAGCAACAACGGATACTATGCTTACTTCTATGATTGTGGCTCCTCTTTATGGAGACACAGTCACATCAGGTGTTGTCTCTGAAGTTCACACCACAGCATTAGCTTATGCCGCAACACCATTTGAGGCTTGGCAAGGTTCTATTAAATTTCGATTTAATGTTGTGTGTTCTGAATATCATAGAGGACGTATTCGTATTGTCTATAATCCAGCTACATCGCCAGGTGGTGCCATTCCATTTAACCAAACTTACTCTACAGTTATTGACATTTCTGAGAATAGAGATTTTGAGTATGAGGTAAAGTGGGCTGACATTCGCGCTTGGGCTTTTAACGCTGGGTTGGGGACTATCACAGGCTCTACGGTTTACGATGACGTGAACCCAGTTACCTGCGGTGGCGTATATGACAATGGATCTATTTCAGTTTACGTAGTAAATGAGTTGGCAACACCATCTCTCACTGCTGCTGATGTGAAAATCCAAGTCTGGGTCGCTGCCGGTGATGACTTTGCCGTTGCTGTTCCAACAACCAAAAACATATCCTTGCTCTCCCTTCATGCCCAACAGGCTGAAATGGCTCCGGATGCCACACTAGCATCTGCAGAGGATACTTCCAATTCTCCCACTTGTGTGGAGGCTGTAGAAACATTTGCAGCCGGGGAACATATTCCTGAGAACAACCAATACCTTGTATATCAAGGTGAACGTATTGTTTCTCTTAGGGAATTGCTCCGCAGGTATAACTACCATAATTGTTATTTTCCTGCGGGAATTGGTACTACAGGTTCCAATCGTGCTGTAGCTTTAGATATCCATGATTTTCCATTCTATAGAGGATGGGAAACTAATGGACAGGATACTGCACTAAATTCTGTACCTGCAACTGCAGGTTACAACTTTTGTAGCACTACATTGTTGAATTTCTTGACCCCTGCATTCGCTTGCAGAAGGGGTGGAATGATACATAAAGCTATTGTCACTACTATTGGATCAGCCAGTAGAATGGGTGCATTTTCTGTAGCTCGCCATAATATTCTTGGCAAAGTCAACGGAAGTGATGAACACCTCTACACTGGTGTTGTAGGAAATATGCGTTCCCAGCGCCTGGATGCAATGGCATCGGGCTTGGGAGGTACTGCAGTAACTCCAATATCTGTTAATCCTTGTCTAGAGTACGAAACTGGGTTTTATACTGGAGGACAAAGATTCTTACCAGCTCGGAAAATCAATCGTTATAATGAGGTAGAAATGGCTCATGAACTGATGCTTGATATTCCGGACAATACGTCGGAATCTGATTATAGAATAGACAAATATGTGAGTATTGCTGAAGATTTTCAGTTAGGCTTATATGTTGGCTCTCCAATTATGTACGTATACGGAGATCCTACTGCTGTATCTTAAGACTTTTGGGGCAGGTCTTAAAGCAAAATTCGTGGTGGAATTAAAACATCACTCTACTATGAGGTTAACTAGTCGGAAGAAACTCTCTTGAGAGTTAGGATACCACACGGCGATCGTGTGGGGGTACAATCGTACAACGATTGTTTTCCTGAATGAGATATTTATATCTTACACTGAATCTTTGCAGATTCATAGGTTTTATGCATTAAACCCTTGTAAGATATTCGTATCTTATTTGGGTTTATAATTTTTACTATGGGTCGCAATTTTCTCAGTGTATGTTCGAAATAATGCTTCGTCTTACTACGTTCTTTAGAGGTTCACAAAGCCCTCGCGTAGTAGTAACGACGTTCGGATCGC